CTGGAACTGCAGCGGTTGAGTCTTTAGACTTTACTGGTGACATGGAATCTCCAGCTACTTTCTCTGCATCATTTACTGGTACTGGAGCATTAGTGATGACTACCAACGCATAAACTAAAAACCAAATATATGAGAGGACAATTTAACCTATCACTTTCTGATGGTAAGGTAATACCGTTACGTTTCTGTACATGGTCTCTAAAGAGATTCTGTAAGTTACAAGGTATAGGCCCAACAGAGATTGGAGTAGCTTTAAGTGGCAAAGACGCATTAGACGCAATAGTGAACTTAATTAGAAGTGCTGCAGAGTATGAATTCATAAAAGAAGGAAAGACTGCTAACTTTACAGAAGTTGATGTATGCGACTGGGTTGATGACATGGGCGGTATCGCAGGAGCGAAATTCCAGGAGATAATGGCTGCATTATCAGAAAGTATGAGCAGTGGATTGGAGCAACCAGGTTCTACGTCAACAGAAGATGGTGAAGAAAAAAAAAATTAGAATGGATTGACATAGAAAGATATACAATGGGGGAGTGTCAAATACTTCCCCATTTGTTTTGGGATATGACCATGGCTGAATTGGATTTTGTTTGGTATGGTTATAGGCATAAAGAAGAGCAAGAGTGGGTAAGAGCAAGATGGCAAACTACTTTGCTTATTAATATCCAGCTACCAAAAGGTAAGAAGGTTAAACCAACTGAACTAATTGAGTTAGATTGTGATAAGAGGAATAGAAAGAAGAATGTAAGAATAATGAGTGACGATGAGTTACAAGAAGTTCTAAAGAAATACGAAAATATTAAACCAGTATAACAATGGCTAACGAAGAAGGTGTTAAAATTGTCATAACCGCAGAAGATAGGTTTACAGCTAATATAAAAAAGATTGAGGCTTCTACTAAGATATTTGGTAATACAGCAAAAAATACACAAGCTCAAGTAACTGCTCTTGAAAAAGAGATGGTTCGTTTGGTTACCAATGGATTGAATCCAGCAGATAAGAAGATTGTAGAGATGAAGGCCAATTATGATAGGTTATCTACATCACTTAATTCTACACAAACAACATTGGGTAAGTCAAGTAGACAATGGACTAATATAGCCTTAGTTGTACAAGATTTACCTTATGGTTTTAGGGCTATTCAGAATAACTTACCTGCAGTAATTGGTGGACTTGCTGGTGTGGGCGGAGCTGCTTATTTAGCATTTTCTGTTATTATAGCTGGTTTTACATTTTGGGATGAAGCACAAAGAAAAGCTGCTGCAGAAAGTAAAAATTTAAAGAAAGAACAAGAAAGTCTTGGAGACCAAATAACAGAATCAACTACATCTGCAAGAACACAAGGTATATTGTTACAACAATATGTTACAATAGCTAGAGATGTTACACAAACAGATGCAACAAGAAACGAAGCACTTAAAAAGGCAAATGAGTTATATGGTACCCATAACGAAAAATTAACTTTAGCTAATATAAATACAGAAAAGGTTAAAAAAAGTCTTGATGGATATATTGATAGTTTAATTAAGTTAGCTGTTGCCGAAAAATATGCGTCTCAAATTGCTGATAATATTATAGAGCAAGATAAGCTGAAAGCTCAAACAGATGAAAAAGATGTTATCAGACAAAAGTTATTGGCAGAAGTAAGAGGTAAGCAAACTAATGAATCAAGAGATTTATTAGATGTTTATGCAGATTTAAGAAAGGTAAATGGTGAGATAAATAAACTAGATAATGATAAGAAGTCTTTAATAGCTACTAATATTAAACTTACTGATAATTATACAAAAGCATTAAAAGAAGCTACTGTTGCTGGTGGAAAATATGGTGAAACTGGTAAGGGTGGTAAAGCTGCAAAAGATGATTCATATATAAACTTATTAAAATCAAGAATTCAATTATCTAAAGATGATTTAGACGCAAGACTTCAATTACAAAAAGATGTTCTTGTTAATGAAACTGAAAATGAAAGAGTTAGTATTAGAAATAGTACATTAAGTTATTCTCAAAAAGCTAAGGCTATAGAGAATATTAATGAAACTATGTTGAACAAAACAAAGTTATTAGACGAAGAATATTATAAAGATTCTTACGAATTAGAAAAACAAGACTTTGCTCTTAGAATAAAACTTTCTGGTGATAATCTTGAGGACCAAAAAGTAATTTATGGTCAACAATTAATTTCTTTAAAAGAAAGATTAGATAATGGATTAATTTTAGAAAAAGAATATTTAAGTGAATATGCTGATGTAAAAAATTCATTATTAAATATAGATAAGAAAATAAATGAAGAATTATTAAAGCAGCAAGAAAAACTTGGTAAGTCTCAAGTAGATATAATAAAGTCTGAACTTGGAGTTAAATTAAAGTTAAATAGAGACAATTTAATTGGACAACAAGATGCCGTTACACAGTCTATGGCTAAGGTTGGTGCATTAATGGTATCTGCATTTGGTACTGGTCAATTTGGTCCTTTATTGCAATATTACGATGAGCTAAATGCTAAGTTAGAAGGATTAAATCAAAATGCACTTAGAGGTGCAGAGGCAATGAAAAGGGTTAATAACATTATCTCTGATACAGCAACTAACGCAATAGTACAATTTGGAGAAAATTTAGGTAAGGCTCTTGGTGGTGAAAAAGTTGACATTTTTGGAGGTTTTTTAGAGTTATTAGCTGGTGGTTTACAACAAGTAGGCCAGGCTTTAATTGCTTATGGTGTGGCTATGGATGCCTTTAAAAAGGCATTTACTAATCCTTTTGCAGCTATTGCTGCTGGTATTGCATTGGTTGCTGCTGGTGCTTTATTAAAATCAAGTATAAATAGAACAAGTGGAGGAGCAAGTGGTCCTACTGGTAATATTCCTGCGTTTGCAAATGGAGGTATTGTTTCTGGACCAACTATGGGTCTTATGGGTGAATATCCAGGAGCTAAATCTAATCCAGAGGTAATTGCTCCATTAGACAAGTTAAAAGATATGTTAGGTGGTGGACAAGGTGGAACGTTTGTATTAAGAGGACAAGACTTACTTTTGTCGGTAAATAGAGCACAAAAAGCATCAAATATTAAAGGACAAACAATTAGCTTAGCATAATGGCATACGGAAAAAGATATCTATTACAACAAGCATTAAGAGATGATTCTAAATTGCTAGTAAATATCTATGAAGATGGATATACTAGTTCTGTTTATAATTATGAGGCAGTATCTGTTTCATTAAGTCCAAATTCTAATAGTGATGAACCAGAACCTGGTATCATATCATCTCAATTAAATATCTCATTTTTAATGAGTACTGCTACTGATAATAGCAATTTCCCAGACTTACTTACTTTTAATGATAAATTATACTATGTAGAAGTAACTCGTATAACTTCAATTGGAGGAGAATCTGTTGTTTGGAGAGGTTATACTTTTAATGACTATGTAACAGTACCTTTTAGTACTGGTACTACACAAGTTGACATTATTTGTATAGACGCATTGTCTTTTATGAAAACAACTTTTTACTCTTATACTGCTACATCAAATGGATTAGAAAGTCTCTATAATGTATTAGCTCAAGGATTAAATTCAATAGGATATCCTAATTCTCCAAGTTTATACCAATGCTGTTCTTATTTTGGTTCTGCTATGAATAATAGAGGTGCAAGTGCTGCTAATGAACCATTTTCTCAGACATATATTTATAAAAGGGATTTACAGCAAAATAACTATTATGACTTAATAGAAAAAATAGTTAAATCTTTTGGTTGTAGGTTATTCCAATACCAAGGTGATTGGTGGATTATGTCAGCTAATGAAATGGCTGCATCAACAATTTATTATACAAAATATAATTTATCTACTGGTTCATCTACTGGTGGTACATTAAGCAATGGAGTAACTATAGCACCATATTCTAGTGGTAATATTCATTTTGTTAATAATGGTCAAACTAAAATAACTAGAAAGGGTTATCCAGTTGTAAAGGTTTCTGCTCCAGTTAAGTTTACAAGTGAATATATAGTAAATGGTACATTTAAAATAAATAGTGGTGGAGTTGTTACTGCTTGGACTCAAGCAACATCTGGTACTGGAACAATAACAGTAATTCCTAGCTCAACTGAGCCTTATGATGTAGTACAATTAGCTGTAACTAGCTTTGGTGGAGGAGCAACTTTTTCTTATGTTACTGCTGGTACTTTGCCATATTTTTCTTCTCCAGGGTTTAGCTTTGGTTTTGATGCTGCGTTAAGTGTTGTTACTGGTTTTATAATAGAAGTATCTGTAGAAAATTCAATTGGACAAAGATTCTATGCTGATGCAAATGGTGTTTGGGGTCCTCCTGGAGTAGCTAATACATACGTTATTACTTTAAATGCTGCTGTTAATGTATTTGAAAGTGTTAAATATAATCTTGAATTAGGAGCTTTTAATATTAGTGGTACAAATTACAATGTAGAAGGATATTTTAGAGTACAAATTACACATGTTGGGCCAGGGGGTGTTTCATCAACACTTAAATTAAGAAATGTTACTGCAAGTCAAACTTCAACTGGTTTACCAAGTTCTTTAATTGCAACAAGATATATAACTACAACAAATTCTTTAACTAAAGATTTTGAATCTTCTTTAGGTATTTATAGGGCTGATATTCCTAATTGTTACGGTGCTTTATTCTATTCAAGTGGAGCTCCTATTACATTATGGTATAGATATTCTCATATAGGAACAACATACGCTTCATTACCAATACTTATAGCAAGAGAGTTGTCTAATTTATTTAATAGAAACTATGCTACATTAGAAGGCGATTTAGGTAAAACATTTGATGCTAATGGATTAATTTATTTATCTAGTACATACACTGTAACAGATTCTGGGTCTAGTGCATTAACTTATAATGGTAAAAAGTTTGTGTTAAATAGAATATCAGCAATACCATACATTGACCAATCAACAAGCATACAATTATTAGAAATAACAGATACCGATAACGCATCTACAGAGTCTATTACTTGGTTATTGAACAGTTAAAAACAACAATATGGCAATTTTAGGAACAAATGTGGTTTTATATTATTGGAATGGCTCTACTGCAATACCATTTGCTGCGGCTAAAAACTGCTCATTTGATACATCTAATAATATAGTTCAAACTTCATCTGGTAGTAATGGATGGTTTGCTAATTCTGCTATAGATGTTTCTTCTTGGACAGTTAAATGTGATGGATTAATTGTTAACGGTAATTTTGAACCTAAGTTAATGTTTGATGCTCAATTAGCTAGGACTCCTATATTAATAAGACTTACTATAGGTACGTCTCCATCATATATGATTGCAGGAACAACTAATATTGTTTCAATCAATAATGGTGGTCAAGTAGAAAGCACTGCAACTTACTCAATATCTTTGCAAGGAACTGGAAGATACACAATTACCTAAAACAAATGAAATGGCAACTAACGGAACAAATTTAATTTTATATTATCGTGCAGCTGGAGGAAGTTATGTTCCTTTTGCTGCTTCTACTAATTGCTCTTTTGATACCAATACAAGTCAATTAGATGTAACTTCTTATAATTCAGATTGGTTTAAAGAGTTTAAGAGTGATATTACTTCATGGAGTGTTACTTGTGATGGATTAATAGCTATTAGCGGATTTGATTATAAAATGATGCTAGATTCTCAATTAAATAGAACTAGAATAACATTAGCATTTCAAGTTGGTGTTACTTCTCAATATACTATTTATGGAAGAGCATATATAACGTCTTTTAATCTTGGTGCACCAGCAGAAGGTGTTGCCACTTATTCTATTAGTTTAACTGGAGATGGTAAATTTGGTTATACTGACCCAACAAGTTGTTTAAAATATCAAGTTGTCGTTACAACGGCACCAGCTACTATTGAATGGG